GGAGGCGCAGCAGAGAAAGTGATTGTGTTACCAACAACGCCATAAGTAGATGGGTCTTGCAGTACACCAGAAACCGCAACTAAGACGTTAGTAACCCCAGCAGGAGCCACCGACATTGTAAAAGCCGTAGTAGAGCCGTCACCAGAGAATTGGTCGACTACAAAAGCCGATTGGTATATGGGATTTCCGATGTATGGCATTAGGCTGCAATCTCCATAAGAGTTATAGTGTTAGCTGCACCACCATGGTCAGGATAAATTGCACCTCCACTTTCAGACCTTACATACCATGTATATGTAATAGCAGAAGCAGTAGATGGTGTATCAATCCAAGTAATTACAGTTTCTTTATATAAACCGCCAGCCGCAGTCGTCCCATGAAATGAAAGTCCATAAGTATTTCCATTTGATAAATCAGTAGTTGAACCTCCACTAATTATTCGATAAATTGTATTTTCAATTTGGTCGCCAGCATCCCATTGCATACCAATTCTTGCTGTAATTAATACCCTATTTGCTGAGTTAGTTAATGTAATTGTTGCAGATGGTGCGGTTGCCCAAGTTACATAACTTGCACTTGTTGTAGTGAATTGAACGCTGGGCAATAAATTATTACCAACTACTTGCAGAATAGAACCGCTAGGCATTGCTGCTCTAGCTAGACCAGTAGCATTAGTCAAAACCAAAGCAGACGGAGTACCCAAATTAGGTGTCGTTAAAACTGGGCTTGTCAGCGTCAGCGGAGCGTCTAAACCTTTTTGACTTACTGTGCTTATTGGCATTATCTAGCCTCCAACGCTGCGATTCGTGCTGCTTGTGCGTCTACGGTTGCTTTAAGTTCTTGAATTGATTTAACTAACAAAGGAACAATTTTACTGTAATCAACACCCCAAGGCATATCCATAGAGCCATCTGCTTTGTCAGTTCCTTTAATTACTGCTTGAGGAATAATGTTCTGTAAATCTTGTGCAATAAAACCAAATTCAACATGAGATTCGTCATTAATCCAATTATGACTAACTACTTTTGTATTTAAAACTTTATCAATTGCTGACGGAGCATCTTCAATATCTTTTTTTAATCTAAAGTCAGAAGATGTTGGAAATGATGTTGCAGATGATGTGCAAGATATACCGCCAACATAACTTCCTGTTGCATTGTAATTAGACCAAGGAAATGAAGTACCTGTGTTAGATGTAATTTGTGCATTTACACCATTTGCCGAACCTGTAGCAACTCTTAATACCAAAGTAGCAGTTGCAGGGTTTGTCGTTTGTCCCATTAACACAGTACCACTAGAGTCAATACGCATCCGTTCAGACCAGCCTGCACCTGTGTTTGCACGATTACTAAAGAACATAGCTCCGTCACCACTACTTCCTATGTTTGATACTGCACCAGTTGCATTCGCAAAGTTAATACCTGGTCCATCTCCAGTACCGCCGTCAACAACAGCATTTTGCAAAGTTAGTTGGGGTGAACTTACTTGAAGACCACTTCCTGCTTTATAAATGGTTGTTTGAGCAAGTGCTGTTGTAGTATTAACTAATAATTGACCACTAGAGTCAATACGCATCCGTTCTGAGCCACCTGTACTAAACTTCATTGGTCCATATCCAGCACCACCATAATAGCTAGACTGAATATCAACACCATTTGTACTGGTTGCAGCAGCATCAATTAAAAGAACAGCAGATGAGGCTGATGATGCAAAACGAGATTGCCCATGCACTTCAAACTTACCTAAAGGATTTGTTGTATTAATCCCCACGTTGCCTGTAGCCGCAACAGTCATTAAAGCTGTTCTAGAAGCAGTACCACCGTTATATAGTGCTATTCCTTCTGATGGACCTACAGTAACCCGACCTAAGCCTGTAACGTAGTCAAGGATTGCGCCAGACACAAATGAGTTACCAAAGTCGCCTTCGGATAAATAACCGCCAGTAGCCCTAATATCACCAATAACGGTTGGGTCTTGGGAGATGGCTTGATAAGTCGTAATAAGACTTGTGTACTCAACCCAGATGTTGTTTGTGCCAGATAGCGGAGCGCTGGAGAATGTGATTGCATTACCAGCTATGGTAAAACTTGAGCTTGGGTTTTGGATAACGTTATCAATTGCAACAATTACCTGCGCTACAGAAGCAATAGGGCGTGATAGAGTAAACGTTACAGTAACGCCGTTACCATTGAAGTAATCAATGGCTGGGGTAAAGCCTTGGTTCTCAACAGTATTTCCGATGTATGCCATGTTAGGTCGCAGTCAAAGCAGAAACAAACGCATCACAAGAAGTGGCTGTACCAGAAACAACAGTTAAAGAATCACTCGCCTTTAGCACAACACGGTTGCCTTGAATGACTTCTAAAGAACCACCAACAGGCACAGTAGCTACATAGACGAGGTAGTAGTTCACTGAACTACGAGTGATATAAGCGCTAACAGTAATTGGGCTTGCGCCTGTGTTTGCTAAGATGAGGCTTGAGACCGCAACAGTACCAGAAGCAATGCTTGATATAGCAGTTGAGCCAGACGTGCTGACGTTCTTTACTGCATACGAATTGTTTGAATAAGTTGGCATATTAACCCATCATAAATGATAAAAAGTACGCATCGTCCGCCGTTGCTGCCGTGTTTGCTGCCCAACTTGGCGCTGTACCAGTTGAAGTAAGGATGTATCCGTTAGCACCAATTGGCAGTTTATCAAGCGATGTTGTGGTATTTGCAAACAACATTTCGCCCACTGCATAACTAGAAATACCAGTACCGCCGTAAACCGCACCAATTGTAGTGGCGTTCCAAGTTCCTGAAGCAATAGTCCCAAGCGGGGACACGTTATCAGACGCATCAAGGTTTACCGACTTTTCAGCGGGGTAAGTAATAAATACGTTCTGTGTGCCAGAACTAAAGTTAACGATAGAACCACCACCGCTAGACTCTAAAATAGTATTACGAGCTAATTGGTTTGGCGAAGTAAACGTACCAATACCAACTTCCCAGTTAGCGCCACCTAGATCAGCAATGGCGTAATAAGTCGTATTCCCGCTAGTTAAAGCAGTATTAAACGACTGATACCCAAGCGAAGCACCAAGAAGAGTGACTGTCCCCGTGCCGGGTGCACTGGCAGTTTCTAGTACTCTGTCTTTTAACTGGAGAGGCATTTAACCCCCTTAGCCAGCAGCGCTGAGTGTATACGTGACGTTGATTGTGTCGCCAGAAGTAACCGTTTTAGAACCAGCCGTAAACGCACCGATACTAAACAAAGTGCCTGTGGTGTTATCAATCGCTGTAGATCCACCTACGTTAATAAATGCGCCATATACAGTTCCAGAGCCAGTCATGCTAAACACGACAGCGGCACTCGTTGACAGGACGGATGGATTCGCTGTTGTTGCTGCTGAGAAACTTGGGGTTTTACGAGTTCCAGAGTAGGTTGGGGCATTAGCACCGCCCACTTCAAACCAGCCAGCATGACTAGCTTGAGTATCAGCATAAGCAGGAGTAAACGTACTAGCACCATTAGCGCCTCCTAATCCCATAACGATGGCACCGCCACCTGTATTACCGAAGTAAGAATCCATTAAGTTCTTACGACCTACGTTGGTAGTCAGGTTTTCAATAGTGTCAGACCATTTTTCAACGCCATCAGCGCCATAACAAGTAGCCACATACACGCCTTCTAACCCAACAGTCTCAGCAGAACCACCGCCATAAGAAGCATTAGCTCCAAAGCTGTCGCCTAATTTTGTTATTTCAGAACTCATAAATACTCCTTAAGTCAATCTAATAATGGCGTTTGCTGCATCCGCCGTTGGGAAAGTTACAGTAAACGTATTTGTAGCCGTTTTATCTGATCCAAAATCTAGTACCGCAACCGCTGCATTTGTAGTGCTATTGTAGATCAAGGCCCCTCTAGCAGTAAAGCTCGCTGGGCTCCAAGTAGTGTTTTGAAACGATATGTAAGCTACCTGCTCATCAGTGGCTGGAACGATTCGAGTCAGCGTATTACCCCCTGGTGTATAGCCTGTGCCTGATATTTCATTGGTTGTCGTATAAATTAAGGTTTCGTAGGATAAATCAGCAAGTGCCGTATAAAGCGCAATCTTATATGTATACGGTGTACCAGCAGCAAAGTTCTCTAAACCGCTTAAGCAGTTCTTTTTGAATATCGTTGTAGCGCCTTGCTGGATCATGGATTGACCTTAATCTTAGCTTGCCCATCACGATACGCATCGCCACGCTCAAGGCCAGTACCTAGACGGTTAAGCTGCTGCAGTGCGTCTTGGAACTGTTTTTCATAATAGGCAACCATGTCTTGCTCGCCCTTTTGGAAAATAACAGCTTCCCGCATTGCACCATAAAGTAAGCATGGGTCATAGTTATCACCAACCCAGCTTGTGCCAAGGGTGTTATCAACTGCAGTAATAGTGAACTGAAAGCCTGATCCTGTACCGCCAAGGTTTGCTGTAGCGGCAGAAACTACGTCACCAACCACGTAAAAGTTACCTAGGTTGTTAAAGCGAACGTTCGTAACTACGTTGCCAGCCACCGTAATGTTAGCCGTAGCACCCGACCCAGAACCACCCGTAATAGGCACGTTACTGTACAAGTTGTTGATATAGCCAGACCCTGGCGTAATCGTGCCAGAGGTTACAGCTCCTTGCACAATAGATATAGGGTAGTAAAAATAGTGTAGTTCTACGTTATAACTACTATCTGGTGTTGGTCCAAGAATAAAAGACAATTCGTTCGTAAGTGTGTATTGAGAGCCAAACAATGCGTAGTACTTAGGCTCCCCCGTATCGGTTGGCTGCGGGTACGATTGCCGAATGAAGTTAACATCTTTGTTAAGCAAGTACTCATAACTACCGTCCGCCTTAATTACTGCCATTGAAAACGTAGATAAGTAGTCAAGCGGTGCAGAAAGATACTTGTTGTTGGCTGTTAATGTACCTGTTACGTTCTTACGCAGTGGGGGTAACTGAACGGTGTTGTAAATGCGTTGTTCAGCTTGCCGAACAAACGTAGAGATGTTGTCCACGAACAGTTGTTCAGTAGTTTCAACATAATCTTGTATTGCTTGGTAAAGTTGAACATAGTTCATTAAAGTATACCTTTAACCCATTTTTCCACTAGACATACGACCTTTAGTAGCCGCACCAGCACCACGCATCTCAATCTTGCCGTACTGATTTACGGGCTTGCCATTACCTTTACTAATCCCGTCAACCGAGATATTCATATTAGCCATTTCTTCTGCGCCAGTCATACCTTTAGAAGTCAATCCCTTGGCAGAAATAGCCTTGCCTTTCATGGTATGGGGAGGAGCATAGACTTTAGCGTCTCCAACTTCTTTACCCATTACTTTTTTAGAATAGTTAGCCATTATCGACCCCTACCTGCGGATTTACGCATCATGCCTTGGTTCTGAACTTTTGCTAAATTACGTCCAATTTTTTTCATGACCATTTGATCTTTACCGCCCATTTTTGGCTTTGCTTTCATACCCAAGACTGTAGGACCACTATCACCTAAATTTGTACCTTCGGTCTTGCCTTTTTTAGCAATTCCATCTGCGCTTTTTTTAAACATTTTAAACTCCTTAAGTTGTTGTTACCGATACTGTACCTATTTCTACTTCAATTACCAAGTAATTTGGCGTTAAACCATCATCATTCTCCCTAGAGCCGCCTACTGGGTTATACCCCCATTGGAACACCCTACTACCACCTTCAGGTGATCCGTCTGGTCCCACACCTGACACTTGATAACTTACATCAGGTCTCGGATTCCGAACAGCCTGTGGATCATTTACTGGATACATACCCAACGATAACTGTGGCTGATCTGGTTCCCAACAGCTAGGGCATACCAAAATATTCTTTATTTGCTGCTTAACAACTAACTTTTTAAGCTCTTTTAGCTTATACCTCTGACCGCATCGGTCACATTCGGCAATCGCATACTTACCAGAAGAAAACTGACTAGGCATGATTAACTATAAAACATGTTACGGGGAACAAAACGAACTGACGCTGTTTCCCTATCTTCATCGGCTGCTAATTGGAACTGCTGCTCATACTCTACTTTAAGCATCTGCATACGCCCCGGATCAACGCCGAACAACTTTATACTAAGGTAATACGCCAATCCAGCTACCATACATGGGATAAAGCGGAATGGAATGTCTTGTGTACGAATACCGCTACCTGCATCCTGAATACGGCGCATACGGTAATACACCAATGTGTATTGATTACCGGGGTCATTAGGTGTAGGCCAGACATTAATACAAGGAAGCTGGTTATTAAACACACTAGCGCCTGTTAGATGCGTTGCAGCTGTAGTACCATTCTGCCCACGCCAAGCATTTAGAATCTGATTACCTACGATGTTTTGATAAGCAATTGTCTCATTATCAATATTAACAAAACCCTGGGTAGGAAGATTAGCTGCACTTGCCAGCGTAATTGTGGTGTCTGCAGCGCTAATACCGCCTACTAAAGTTGTCTGTGCCACACTTGCAACCCCACCGTTTTGACGGTTAAACCACATCTGAATAGGACGCCCCGTAGTGTTTTTATTAGGGATCGTCATGTACGTAGGTTCGCTAATACGGGTCAAATTAATATCTATCTGGTTGGACTGGCTGCCGTTATCAGTACGGGTACCTGCGTCCAAAATGTCAACAGTATCTACAGGCACTGCATATAGAGCCTGCTGTGTGTTCAGTACAATCTGACCCTGCTCAACCGTCCATAGGTTAATACCTCGGTTAGCCCATTCAATCGTCAGAATGTTTAAAGATCGTCTTGCAGTCTTAAAGTCATATCCCGTACGAAGCTCTAAACCACAACGCTCAAACGCCTCCTCAATGAGGTCGTTCATATCCAGATTAAAAGCTGTGGTACCTGTAGTAGTCATATCTTCCTATACGGTTTTACTTTTGCTTTTACTTTTGCTGGCTGGGGCACGAACTGTTTCCCCTGTGCTTTTCCTTGCCGTTTTGCCCGTGTCGTTGCTGCGTACTCGCTTGGGCTTAACGCTTGTATTGCTTTCTTGGGCAGGTATCTCTCGCCCGTCTCGGATGACTTCTTGCCCGACTTGGTCTGCCAGTCTTGGTCTCCCCAAGATTTTAAAGATTGCTGTGATTTTGCTAAACCACCCCCTGCCATCTTCTTTTTGCTGGCGCAATGAGCCTTCTCCGAGAACCCCTTTGGGCTGTCGCAGTTGATCGACTTTTTGCGCTTGTCTGACCATTTCACTTATAGCCTCCGCCTTTTTCTTTATAGCGTTTAGCTAGGAGTTGTGCCTTCCTAGCAGACCATTGACCCGCCGCCGTACCATGAGTAGCCGATGCTTTAATACTGTTAAATAAAGCCTTGCGCATACCAGGTTTCGTATAGTTACCAGCTTTGTTAACCGTACCACCCTCTTTGTATTGCGTAAAATCCGTATCATCTCTACGAGCTTTCTTAACTCCTTTAGGCATCTTAGAAGGGTTTATATCACCCATACCACGACTAGGTCTCATGCTCTTGTCCTTCCTCTAATTGCTATGCCATCTGCCCTTTTAGAAGCTGACTTAATAACCCCGCCTTTGGCTTTGTTGTACGGCTTTGCTTTACGCTCCATTAGATCTGTTATAGGACCAAATGTTCCAGAAATGTTTGGTCCAGTCCTTGGCCCGGTATCAGAATAAGCTTTCCCAGTATAAGGAGGTTCAGCCCTAGTTTTTTCAGCCATACTGCTTATTTCAGATCTAGCCTTTTGAGCCTTCTCAGCTGTACTTAAGATTTCATCAAACTTTCCAGGACCGTGCTTAGGCTTGGCTGGATACTTCTCCTGCCCACCACTGCCAGTCTTTTTAGAAGGGTCTACAGGCTCAATTGGCATTACGCTCTAGTCTTCCCACGTTGAGCAATACCATCAGCCCGTTTAGAAGCTGAGGATACCGAGCCGCCCGATTTGTAACTAGTAATGCCAGCTCTTTCACGTAAATTTTTAGCAATTTTACTAAAACTAAATGTGCCTGAATCTACTTTAGCTTTAGCCCGTTCTTTACCGCCACCGGCTTTTTCAAAAGACTCAGGAAGTTTAGGAGGTTTAATAACTTCTTTTGCTTGCTCTTTAGCACTTTTCTTTGATTCGGCTTTTGATTCTTCTTTTGTTTCTTTTTTTGATTCTTTTTTTGGCTCAGCTTTTGATTCTGTTTTAGCTTTAGTTTCTGCTACGGGCATTGATTTTGGGACAGGCTTAAAACTGTCTTCTGTATCGTACAGTTCACCGGTCTCAGTGTTCCGTTTTATAGTTCCAAAAGACATGCCGGTTTCGTCAACAACATCTCCGCCTGCTTCGTATTTACGCATTTTAGTTTTCATTATTAGCAAGCCTTTCCCATACCACCTTTTTTCATAGCGATCATCTTGCCTTTGGTTTTGCCCTTAGACTCAATGCCACCACCTTTAGCCATGCCGTGCAACTTTTTCTCGTGACCTTTAACGGCTTTAGCAGCGACCTTCTTCATCATTGGCTTGTCTTTAGCCATATCAGAGTGAGCCATGCCGCCATTCTTCATTGTTTTTTTGGTAGGGATAACTCCTTTAGCCATAAGAACATCGGCTTTAGTTACTTTACCGTCTTTATTTTTATCTGGAAATTTTTTCATTTTTTCTCACCTTTTAATAAGTTGGTCAATTTTGTCTTCAAGTTTGTTAAACCTTGCGTCCATGTGTTCAACAATGCGGTCAACTTCTGCTTTAGTGACGTTATCACGTGCTACCTCCTCACGAGTCTTATTTAATAAAATATCAATTCGTTTTAGTTCGTTGAACTTCTCATGCATGATGTATCCAATTAACGCCACAAATATGGTTAATCCACCAGTCCAAAGTTCCAACATATTTAACATTTCCATCTCTTCAGTGCCGCAGCTTTACGGGTTGGTCTACCTTTTTCATCTTTCATAGGTCCTGGCATCCCAGACATACGGGCGCAGAATGACTTCTTCCTTGCACCGCCTTGGGGTTGAGGAGCTTTGAGATTTGATCCAGTAGCAGCATTATATTTAGCCCGACCCTTGGCAGTAAGCCCAGCCCCTTTCGAGACTGGTAACTTTTCGCCACGCCCAATAGATAGGGAGGGGGTCTTCTTAGCCATAGTAAATCTGCGCTGAATCTATGGCACTCATATACGCATAAATCCCATTTCGTGCTAATACACCCTCGCCAGGAATAAGCGGAGCGTTTTGGAACTCATCTGTTGCGTGTGTTTCATAAGTCATTAACCAACGATTAACTCCGCTAACATATAAAGCCGCAGTGCTTGTGATTGTGCGTGAGTTAATGTCAGTCAAAGTAAACGAATTTGCATCCACTCTAGTAATAGAATAATTGCCGTCCGTTGCGGATACGCCTGTATTTGAGTCAAAGTGGATGCCAACCACATCACCTGTAACTAGACCATGAGATGTTTTACTTACGGTTACGGTTGTACCACTTTGTGCATAAGTAACACTAGAAGATACAGGAGCAGAAGTTGTGTCAAATAACACTAAAGTTCCACCGCCACCAAAGAAAGAAACAGCCTTGACACGGTTGCGTCCAAGAACAAAGAAACCACTTTCGTTTAAGTGTCCTTGTTTTACATCATATTGCATACCCATAATTAATCTCCTAAGATGTTGAGTAGACTAGGGTTTTCCCTAGTCCGCCAGATTAATTAAGAAGTAGCAAACGGAGTAGCAACAGTACCAGAACCTAGAACTGTACCTGTAACCATATACTTTAGTGCAGCAATTGCGTAGATCTGTACAAATGTACCCGCAACTCCACCAGTGGTTGTACCGTTAAAGTTAATAAAGTCATCAGTTGCACCAGCAACGAAGCCAACGGCTGCGCCAGAAGTGTCGGTGTCAATAGACAATATAGCGCCTACATACTTGTCTGTGCCGTCCGTACCAATCTTCAAAGAAGAAGTAGAGATTGTGGTTGGAACCCAGATTGTGTACACAACGCCTTCATTGTTGGCGGTGCTTGGATCTTGACCAGGACCGGAAGTGGTTGGGTTTGCAGATGCGTTAATGGTTGGTAAAGTTAAAGTTAAAGCAGCTGCTAAAGAACCACCTACGGAAATAATACGTCCACCATGAGCCTCTGGGCTTAGGGTAGTGCTGGTTGTAATTTCAACAATAGTAGCTGGACCTTGTTGATAAATGCCACCCAATGAACGAATTGGACCTTGGAATGTGGTACGTGCCATTTTAATTCTCCATACAAAGTAAGCCTATTAATCGTGTATGCGTCTGCTGGGGCAGTTTAATAAGCTGGTTTCCCAGTTTTGTAAATCTTACTACAAATAAAACAAAAAGGGGAGTTTTTGGCTCCCCTCTTCTTTATGCGCCTGGCGAACCAAACATTCCTAGTGGATCCGAGAATCCAAAGGAATAACGCTCACGAGACTTGTAACGGACGTTACCAGTATCGAAGTCTCCGTCCATGCTGTTTGCTAATGGGGAACGAATAAAGTGCTTCATGCCATTAGGAACATCAGTACAGAGGAAGTAAGCATTGGAATCGGTCAGGTAGTTATTAACTGTATAACCTTCTGGGATCGAACCGTTGTTTACGATAGCGTTGATGTCATTGTCTGCTGTACCAACACGCAACTGAGTCTCTAAGAGACGGGTAGCTACGAACTGGAGCGCAGGTGGAACGACTAACTTCTTAGGTTTAGCAGCGATTAACAAGCCACGCTCGTCTGTCCAAGCAGCGATCTGAATAACTGCGGCTTCCAAGGAAGTCTCATTCAAGTCGGCAGGGGTAGATTGAGTATTGCTGTTTACACCACCAGAAACCAGTGGATGTGAGGTGCTAAATAAAGCCACACCGTCACCACCAGCATATACGCCAGCAGTAAAACCGTTGTTTAGAACGGAAGCTGCCTTGGTTTGCTTGGTGTATGCCATAGCACGAGCCAATGCCTTGGTATAACGAGCGGATAAGCTGTCATACAGGTTGTCCTCGATTGCCTCTTCCGTTAGGGAGAAGCCAAGGGCGATGGTTTCGTGGTTATAGCGAGCTGTGAAAGCCTCTTGTGCATTGTCATAAGCGATGGCAGAACCTTCGTTTTTGACTGGTGCAGCTGAGAAGCCAGACAGTTTTGTTTCTTCTTCAAACGAACGCTCAGAGGTCTCAGTATCGTAGATCTCTTTGTGTTGTTCACCATACGTTGCGTACTCCAAGCCAAACAAAGCGTTTAAGCCTGGAAGCAACTCTTTCAGTAGTTGTGCACGTGAAATAGCCATTTTCTAAGCTCCTTATACGCCAGTTGAGTTGTTGTACTGATGCATAGTCGCATTTATCTTAACGATAAACTCAACAAATGAATCAGTGCCCGTTGCTGTATCTCTTACCACATCAATAATGCGGATAGGTAGAGTATTGGTAGTAGCTTGTGTACCTTCATCAATCGCTACAGCGGAGTTACCAGTGGTGGTAGATCCAGAGTTTTGAATCAGAGCAATGTTATTACCAATAGCAGAAATGCCCATTGCAGCAACAGTTGATCCAGAAGAACAAGAAACTACTTTGAACAGTGTGTCAGGATCATCTGCAACGACTGCAAAAATCTGAGTTCCAGATTTGATTGCCTGACTTGCTGGGTAGAACTGTTGTTGCTGTACTTGCCCAGTAGAGGCATTGGTAAAACTAACACCTAAAAACACACCGCAAGGCGTAGCTGTAGTTGTACCAGTATCTTTCTCAATCGTTCCATCAGAAATACGTTTTACTAAATCGCCATAGAAAATGTTTGTAGCATAGCCACTTGCAATTTGCATTTGACGGGTTGCTCCCGCAAAGACTTGACCACCAATCAAATTGACTGGTTTTAGTCCATACGGAGCGTCTACGGTAGGATAAGCCATAATAAACTCCTAAATTAAATTAACCTTTACCAAAGGTCACCGTAGATTTGCTCTCTTTAAAGAGCGGTGCTCTAGGATCACTTTGGCGCATAAAGCTACTGTCTACAGCGTCCATCTGATTTTCTGCTTGCTTTTGGTAATGTGAATTACGTTGCGAAACAAATTCTTCAGGCGTCTTGCATAACAGTAAACCTGCAATCTCAATATTGTCCTTAAAGCGACTATTGGGATCGACTAGCAGTTGAAATTTGGGTTGTTCTTCAATTCTTACAGGTTCCCATCCTTCTCTTAACTTCGATGAGAGGTTGCGAGGATCGGCCTGATTTAAAGTTGAAACACGAATCCATCTGTACGCGTATCCAGTCTGCTTGTCCGGTTCAGGGAGAAGCTCAGGTTGCTGCCACTGCTTAGGGCGCTCCTGCATGGTACGGTTTTCTAATTCACGTTCTAATCTGTTTGTTGCCATTTTAGGCCTCCAATTTTTGTTGTTCACGGGCATATTGCTCTGGGGTCAAACCAAGTTTTTTAGCCAAAGCCACTTGCGATTTACTTAACACAATCTTTTTAGAAGATGTGCTACGTTTCGCCGGTGCTACGACCGTACTTAATCTAGCTGTACGCTGAGGTTTTTCTTCCTCATCGTTTTGGGTGTCGTCGAATTCCTCGGGAAATCGCCGTTTTACTTCTGTGTCAATACGTTTGTAATATTCATCCGTACCAACAAAACCACGTCCATAAGTTTCTTCCAATTCTTCATGAACCCCTTCAGCATACTTGCGCATCGCACGCTTACTAGGATCAACAAACCATTGGTTTTCTGAAACCCATTCAGCAACTTTAGGATCTAGTTGTGCAGGCTGCTGAGACTGCTTTGCTTGTATTTTTACATCATTTTCAGAAATTTGTACAGTAGGTTTAAAATTTTGTGCTTTGTCAAGTTTAAGTTGAGCTTTCATTAGCTCTTCTTGCGCTTCTAAAAGCTTATCAGAATCCCCTGAATCATAGGCTTCTTTATAGTTCCTTTTAGCTTTATCTATTTCCATTTCTGCGGAATTTTGATAGGTTGAAATTAACTCTTTCTCGCCATATTGCAGCATTTCTTTGAGTTTTTTGTTCTCGTCAAGGATTTTTTGAGCTAGATTTAAGGCTTCTTGTTGCTCTCGTAAGGCAGTTTCTTTAGCTCTACGCTCATCATTCCAGACTTTTTTATACTGTTTAAACTTTTCTTTTACGTTTCTAGAGTATTCCTGTGAGGCGTCCAGTGTTTCAAGCTCTTGTCGCATGTCCTCTGGTACAGGCTCTACACCCCTGTCTTTTAAAGGGGTATCGTCTTTTATCTCAATCTCAACATCATCTCCTTCTATAGATATGTCAAGTTCTGATTCGGTATCTACGGGTTTACCCTTATCTTCTGCTTCATGAGGAAATTTAAAATCCTCTTTTTCAAATTCAGCCATGTTTTATCTCCTAGATAAATTTACGTTTAATGCCGCGTGGGTCTTGTACTACAGCTTCTACAGAGTCATCATTAATGATCCGAAATTCTCGATCATGAATTACCAAACGAGTACCAGCATTAGGGCGTACCAAAATAAAGTCCCCTTTTTTACAGTAAGGACCATTAGGGAACCGCTCTTTGTCTGCATAACAGTCTGGACCCATATCAACTACAAATAAAACCGTAGTTAATAGTTCGTCATGCCTGCGAGTTTCGTCAGCTTTAATAAGACCGCTGTCAAAAGCCTCTTCCGCTTCGGGAATCGCACAAAGTATCCTGTACCCTTGAGGGGCTGGGAGTTGTTTAGCTTTTTCTTCTGCTTCTTTACTTAACACCACACTTAAATCTACTGCTTTATGCAACTCTACTACGTTCTGTTGGTCACTCATCCGAGTTCTCCATTGATTTATTAAGGTCCGTTATGTAGTTACGTGCAGTAAGAAGACCCCGTATCTCACCACACACTTTTTTGTACTCATCGAAGTTTTCTACTCGCCCATCGGCTAGTGCTTCTTGGAGTTGCACAACTTTGTTATCGATGGTTTTCACCACGATATTTAAAGCCTTATCAGCTTCCATTACTTACCTTTCTTTGTTTGCCTTTCAGCAATTTCCTGCTGTTGTGCGAGGTTAGCCCTGAGTTTAAGCATTTCTACACCCGCTTTTGATCCTTCTTTTTGCTGCTCTTTTGCTAATCTGTCGGCATCTGCCGTTACTTTTACTGCCATTTGTGCCCCAGCGGTACGAGCCTGCGACGCAATTCTTTCACGTTCAACTTCAAGCTGTTGTTGTTTTAACATCGCATCAAGTTGATCTTTTGCTGCTTTTCTTTCTAGTTCACCCTGTTTAATCTGTAGCTCTTGTTGTTGTAATTGAATAATTGGGTCTTGCATTTGTTGTGCATTTTGTTGGGCTTGTGCTTCTTGTTTGTTTTGTGCCAACAACTGTTGTGAAGCTGTAGCTGCCATTTGTGCAATTTGGTCTGCCATTTCTGGGGGCATTTGTTTTGGTTCTTCTCCGTCTCTGGGCATTGGAGGAAGTTGCATACCCATTGTTTTCTCAACTTGTAGACGATATTCAAAGCCAATATGCTCATTAATATGTGCCATCATTGATGCTTGTAGCTGTTGAGCCAGTTGTGGGTTCATACCAATAATTGATTGAATCTTAGGATCTTGCATTGGAGCCATGTGTACCGCAATGTGTGCCTGATGATTCTGCTCAATGAACGCCTTGACTGGTTTGTTCTTCAGAATGTTTTGATTCTCAGCCACTGGGTCAGTTGGTTTCATATCTTCAGCTGCAGGCACCAATTTTTGATAATTTTTGATTCCCAATACTTCGAGCATCTGACGATGTAGTTGTGGCAAGTCATACAGCTGCGGTGCAGTTTGCGCTAGTTGTAAAGCAGCTTGATATTGAACAACTTTCTGCGCCATAGTCGCAGCATTGGGATCGGACACCGGCAGTACGTAGACCATGTCATAGTCTGATTGTTTAGCCATCCGACTACCTTCTTCAGGCTCGTACGGGTAACTAGGCGGTGTGTAATCTCTAATAATATCTTTTAAAAGTCTGAACTCTTGTTTCATCGAATAGTGAATGCGAGCTTGTACCGCACTCATCATCTTTAGAGTTCTCTCCAAGATAGCTAATGTTGTACCAACAGGAGCGTTAGAACTCATGTCAGAGATTTTCATATCCGTTGAACCCGCAAACCGGCGCCCTTCGTCAATAATTTTATCCATTAAGCCAGCTAGTACAACGCTTGGTTCTTTATATGGGAGTGGCAAAATATTGTCTCGCATCGTACCACTAGGTACATCCACGTCACGGAACTCTCCAGGACTTATGGGAGTGTCGTCACCTTTAATCCTAAGCCCGCGAGTTTTAAATCCGCCGGGCAAATTAGAAAGAGTGCCCGCATCAACGAGCTGTCGAATGAGAGAAGTGCCAGATTTTGCGTAAGAGCCAATAAGATGAATAAGGCCAAAACAGTAGAAGCCAAAACCTGGAATATATCCATAATGAACGAAATGCTGGCGTTTCTGGTGAGTGTCATCATCAGGCCTCCAATTACGACGAATAGCTAAAACATTATTCGTACCTTTTTCAATCGTAACTACATAAGGTAGTGCAATACCTGTTGGTTCACCGTCATCGTCTTTATGCTCAAAGCCTGGAATATCTATCTCAACATGCATTTCCAATAACTTAAAACGGTCGTCGGTAGTTGCTCTAAAGCCAAGCTTCTCAGCAATTTTCTTCTCTACTTCGTCCATCGTATTGACTGGCTCACCTAAGTCTACGTCTCGGTAAAAACCTTCATGTTGTAAACGATGTATCTCATTTACGGTTTTACGCATTATGTGCGTAACACGTTCAGCTTGTTCTAAGCTAGAAGCTCCATAAGGGACAACAACGTCTTCTGCAGGGATAAACATTGCCACTTGCCGTTCAAGCTGTGGATCATAATAGACCTTTTTAAATGCATTACCAGCAAGACCTAAGCCCCACAACAAACGCTCGTGTTCAGGGCGATATTCTTTCATTACGTCTGTAATCTGATAGTTCATATCATCTTGCACACGCTGGGCAGCTTCTTTTTTCTCTGGGGTCTCTCTACCAATGATTTGAGTTTTAACAGGACCCATTGCAGGCATTGTTTCCATCATCGTCTCTGCTTGAAACTTAACAACAGCTTCTGCTAAAAGCGGATGGTAAACACCGCAGGCACCTTCCCACGGTTCAGTGCGTTCCTCGATCTTTAGACCGAGAAGTTCTAGACCGTCAACGTAAGTCTGTATCCAGTCTCTACGAGACGAAACATCTGCCTCATAGTCTGCCATTAGATCACCAACAATGGTTTCTAATATCTTTTCATCTAGTACCTCAGCAAGATTTTCGTCAAAATCTTCTTCGCCTTCTTCTGCTTCTTCAATTCTTAATATAGGTTGCCCGTCAATACCAATCTCTACGGATTCCGGGTCTTCAATACTAATCTCTAAAGCTGGCTCATCGCCCATCATTTCTGGGTCTAATTGGTCAAGTCCTAGTGGAGCTTGTGATAATGACTTATCTATTGCCATATTCTATCCTTAGTAATACGCAGCTTTTCGTTTGTATTTGTATAACAAATCGTTTTCTGGTTCGTCGTTTGGTAGGCGTATAAACCCACCCTGCCTAAATCTTAACAGAGCTAGTGTAGTAGAGTCTACCAAGTCATCGTTGGTTCCGCTAGGGAAATCGTTACATTCTTCAATTACTTCCTTTGCCCATCGCCTGTCCGGCGCCCAAACGACCCCTCCCGCAAACAAATCCGAAATAGCATTGACGCGAGATACTTTGTCTTGACCTTTGCCAGGTGTGAACTCCCCGACCGGTATTCCCATACGCCGAAGTTCTTGGTAGAGTGCCGCACCATTGGACTTCTTTTCAACCATGAACGCATCTGGTTCCCATTCTTTGTACTCCTCGAGTACAAGCTTTTTGAGTTCCGGAAACTCCAACCGCTTTTTGATCGAATTAAGAAGGATGATGTTGTAGTTGTTAACCTCCTCATTAAAGAAGACCCCCCACGTAGTCAAGGCGTTATAGTCTGCACGGTTATTAGCTTCTTGAGCGGCGTCAAGCGCCATAATCGTAAACTCGCATTGGGGTGGGTTTTCACCGTCCCAGATATTCCACCACTCCCGTTTAATTAAAGCCCCTTCCTCTGAGGTCGGCTGCTGCATGTACTGAGCTTGCCAGTATCTAATGTCAAGTCCGGCTTTTTTAGCTAATAGTTCTTCTAAGGGCCAGAACTCAGGCCAGAGGGGTTCTCCGTCGTCTTTAATTGCCGGGAAGTCAATAACCTCCCACCGATCAACGTCGTCACTATTGTCCATCTGTTTAACAATTTGACCAGTTAAGTCAAGTTTAGACCACCGTGTCATTACGACAACAATAGCACCACCAGGCATGAGACGCTGTAGAGGACCAGACTGGAACCACTCCCAAGCAGGAAGAAAAACATCGGGTCTTCCAGTTTTAGCGTCTTGTTCCGAATGAGGATCATCGATGATAAACAGGTCAGCACCCCGACCAGCCAAAGCACCACCAACACCGATAGCAAAATACTCTCCATTAAAGTTTGTCCCCCATCTAGATGCTGATTTAGAATCCGCCTGTAGTTCTATTTGCGGAAATATGTTCCGATATTCCTCGGAACCCACCAGATTACGTACACGGCGTCCAAAGTTAACAGCCAAATCCGCTGTGTGGGAAGCCATAATGACTTTTTTGTGAGGATACTTACCCAAGAACCAGGCAGGAGCGAGATAGGATATAAGTTCCGACTTACCATGACGCGGAGCGATATTAACAATGACTCGTTTTTTCTTACCTGCAGCAATATCTTCAAAAATTTGAGCCAATTTTGCGTGATGCGGACCCACTTTATAACCTGGATAGACATGTTTAATAAAGTCCAAAAAGGACATTTTTCCTATTTCTTGAGTTAAATATTCATCGTATTTAGCAAGTAATGCACAGCTTTTTCGCTTGATTTCAGGGGGTGTTTTGGGGTTTTTTGCTATCTGACGTAGCTTAAACAGCTTTTCTGGGGTTAGTTTTAGCTGTAAATTAGGCGTCATCTCGTTCTTTTCTGACTACTTCTTTGGCTTCTACGTCTATATACTTGCCTTCTACGACGTCTAACAGGCTTAAAAGCTCGTTTTCAACCTCTTCCATGGTCTGAATCTTAATAGTTGTCTCAGTTCGCTTCTTAAATGCGTCTACTCCGTCGACTTCACCCAAGGCACGCAGCGCAACTATCTTAGTTTTGACGTCTTTTGCTGCTTCTACCGATGCAATAAGGTGGTTTACTACATAAGTTTTGAGTTCTGCAAGCTCATCAACCACTAAAACCTTCATCTGAGCCACCATACCAGCTAACATAGCCAACGTCTCGTTAGGATATTTAGAGAAATCGGGTCTATATTGCGGATTTGTAACCATTTCTTTAGCAATTGCCTTAGCCTCGTCAACATTTTCTTTGTTTGGGGTGATTGGCTGTCCAGTTAACTCTGACATTAAAGTTATAACTGCAGCTCGCATGTTTAATTCTTCAGTCGGAGTGAGATCTGGAAACGCTTCTTGAGCGTTTTTAGGAAGAGGGATGTTCTCCTCTATAACAGGTACATAGGCTTCCATAAACGAAGTGTACCTTCTTTTCTAAATATGTGTAAAGAAGTTCTTTACTGAAAAAGAGGGGCCAACTACGGCCCCAAAAATACACCCTCACGTGTATAAAAATAGTATATCCCGTTTTTAGAGTTTGGGACTCCTATGGGGGGTCATTTCTGTGTGCCAAACACACACCTGGCAGGCTAAAAATGTGAGGAGGGTGGGGGGTATAAATTTAGAAGG